GGCGTTTTGAGCGGTTCGGGGTCAGGCGCGGGCGCGTCATCCTGCTCGTCCACGGGTTCGTTGTCAGACTTCGCCACCGTATCCTCGATAACCAACTCAACGCCGTCATCGGTGACCGACTTGGTGTCGTCGTCTTCGTCCCCGTCGTCGTCCTGCGCTTCAATCACAGCATCAGCCGCGCTCTTGCTGATGACGCCTTTTGACACCGCTTCGGCGAGCGCGTCCTGATTCGCAGGCAGCGGCGCGACGCTGTACTCCAGCAACTTCCAGCCGTCGAACACATACTGAACGCCGTCGCCGAACTTGATCTTGTCTTCGTCGGACGCGGGGTGTCCCTTCATCGGCTGGAACCCGATGGAGAACCCCTTGATGACGCCCTGCTGGAACAGACTGAACACTGTGTCGGGCAACCATTCGCCTTCGTGCGATTCGGGTCGCTTGGCAAACACCGTCTTGGCTTGGATGCCGTGGTCGGTTCGCTTCAACGCCACTGTCTTGCCGATGGGCAGATCGTAGTTGTGGTTGAAAAACACGGTCGGCGACTTGGCGAAGTCTTTCAGGTCTGCGCCCTTGGGCAGCATCACATCGCCGTCGCGGTCAATCGAATCGGTCGTAATCCACGCGGTCACGGCGCGCTCGCCCTCGTTCACATCGAGGTTCGCGCTGAATCGTTTGCGGATCGGATCAGCCATTGTTATTTCCCTTCCGTACTGTCGAAGTATTCAACCGCCGCATCAACCAGCAAACCAGTTTCGGTTTGCACCACGTCCTGCACGCGCGCGCCGTCAAGGTTGGCAAGGTGTGCGGTAACGTCCTGACCAAACCCGGTTACGCTGGATTCGACCCAACGACCTGCCAGTTCGTCCGTAAACGATGCCGACCACGCATCCACGTCCTGCTCGCTTTTCATCTGGCCCGCCACTGTTTGCGCTATCGCTCGCACGCACGGCTCGAATGCATAGCGCACGTCGCCGTCGAGCATTTCGTAAAACCCGCGCGCGTGCTGCTGAATGTTGCTCGCGTCCTTGCGCAATGTCCGGCGCAGGAACTTCGCCTCAACCGATGCAACACGCGATGCCGCATCTTCAAACAAAGGGACCGCAGAACGCACCACGGCGTCGCGGTCGATATTCTTGGGCGGCTGCCCTTGCGTCTGGTTGTGCGCGGCAATCTGCCCTGCCTGTTCCAGCGGGGCAAGGTTGTTGACAGGGATGAAGTATTGGTCGCCGCCCGTAATCGGGTTCATGTTCTCCAGTTCGCGGATGTCGTTCGGCGAAAGCGAACCCATGTCAAACAGGTTCTTGTAGAACGCAGAGCGCGCAGACGTGTCGCCACGCAACAGGCCAGCGACAAGATGTTCGGCGAACAACCGCTCGCCCGGCATGAACAGCTTGCGCCGAATCTCCTGCTCCCACCGCGTCAGCCACGGTTGCAGCGCATCCACGACATAGCTGATGTTCTCCGCTTCGACCGTGTTGTAGTTGCTACCCTCAAGGTGCTGAACCTTGTGAAGCGGCATACGGAACCAGCGGCAAACCTCGGCAATCTGAAACTGCCGCGTCTCCAACATCTGCGCCTGTTCGGGCGGGATGCTGATCGCTTTGTATTTCAACCCTTGCTCAAGGATGGCGATGCGGCCTGCGTTGTCCGAACCTCGGTGCATCGACTCCCACGAAGCGCGAAGGTTTTCCAGCGTTTCGTCGTCCACCTCGCCGTCGAACTCAAGCACGCCGCCAGGTGTCGAGCCATTGCCGTTGAACGACGAGCCGAACTCCTGCGCAGATAGTGACAGCCCCAACGACTCGGCGGCGTATTGCAGCACCGAATAGCCGATGATGCCGCCGCCTAAGCCATGCACGTGCAGCATGTCATCATCGTCAATGACAGTCGCCGCGCCCGTCTGCTGGCGAACCTTGAACACCAATCTGCCGTCCTCGTCGCGCTTAGCTTCCACGCGAGCGGGGTGAATCGGCCACAACGCCAAAGGGCGACCGCGCACGTCGCGCTCAATCTCCGCAAAACCGCTACCCCAACCGACCGCCCAATGCGTGAGGGTCTCGCGGAACGACTGCGCCGTCATTTCCGGGTTGGGTTGGTCGTGCAACAGCGTATAAACCGGATGGTCCGGCTTGCGGTTCTTGCCGCGCGGCTGCTGGCGTTCGTACACAATCAAAGGCAGTTTCGCCACGTCCTCGGCAATGTTGCGGATGCAGGCATAGTACGCGGGCAGGCTTAACGCCTTGTCCTCCGTGACTTGCCCGAACGCGAGACTGCGGCCGACGTGCATCACGCGCCACTGGCCCCGCGCACCGTCATCCGTTGCGCGCTTGCGCCGGACCACCGATAGCAGGCGTTGCATCAGGCTGGATGTCTTCGCCACCGTTCCCCTCTCTGGTTAGATTACAACCAGCCCGCGCTTTAATTTGCGCACTGGTTCGTCGCGTGTAGCCATCGCCCTGCCTGTTGCCATGATCGACGCCACGATGGGGTCGATCTTTTCGTTCGCTTTGGACTTGTCGGGCTTGATATTCCCTGCCGGGTCTTGACTGACCACGGCATTGCTCGCAGCCCACCGCAGGATCGGGTTGCCGCCGTGCCGCAACCGACCGCCGACAACTAAACGCTCAAACTCCTGCGTCGGTCCCGCCATCGACATAAACCCCATGCCGTGCGATACCACGTTGAAGCCGTCGTCCTGTAACTGCGTCGATAACTGCGCACCTTGGAACAGCCGGTCAACCGCCAGTTCTTTGATGTGGTATTTCTCGCCAAGCTGCCCGATGTCGTGACGCACCACGTCGTAGTCGGTCACGTCGCCATCGGTCAGTGTCATCAGCCCCGCCGCCGCCCATGTGATGTACGGCGCGCGGTCAATCCGCTCTCGCTTCTCGGCGTTATCCCTCGGACACCAGCAATGCAGCAACAGGTCGAACGACCCGTCATCGTCGGGAAACGCCAGCACCAACGCGGTCAAGTCGCGCGACGTTGCGAGGTCGAGTCCCGCATAGCACGGCCGACCGCGCAACGCCGCATCATCCACCGGAAGGGCGCACTCGTCCCATTTATCCATCGGAATCCATCGCGTGGACTGCTCGGTCCATACACCCATGTGAAGGCGCAGGAACTTGTTGAGCGCGGTCGGCGTCACCTTCGCCCGGTTCGCCTTGCGGCGCAAGTCCTCGACCTTGCAGCTTACGCCAAGGTTCGGGTTCGCCTTGCGCCACACCTTCTCGTCCTGCCAATCGTCGCCCTCGTCAATGCAGGCAACAAACGCGAAGAAAGTGTCGTCCTTTATGCCGCCCGATTTGTCGAACCCGTCCAACACGCGCTCTGCATGTTCCCGCTGCTCGTAACAAACCGAATTGCGGTCGTACCCCGCCGTCGTGATGATGTAGAGAATCGGCGAACGTCTCGCACCCGTCGCGGTATCCAACACGTCGAGCATGTCGCGCGACTTGTGCGCGTGCAACTCGTCGATGATGACGCCGTGAGGGTTCAGGCCGTCCGTCGAATCCGCATCACGCCCAAGCGGAACATACTTGCTGTTCGTGGAAAGGTTCGACAGGTTGTCGCGCGTGATCGTAACGTGCTTCATCAGCGAAGCCGACGCCTTGACCATCCGCACTGCTTCGTCGTGGCTTAGCTTCGCCTGCTCGCGCTTGGTCGCGGCAGAGTAGATTTCCGCACCCGGTTCGCCATCGGCAAGGAACAGGTAAAGCCCCGTCCCCGCAGCATCAGTCGTCTTGCCATTCTTACGCGCCACCTCGTTGTACGCGGTGACGAATCGCCGACAACCATCCGAACGCTTCCAGCCAAACACGCACCAGTGCCGGAACATCTGCCACGGAGATAAATCAAACGACCGGCCCGCCCACTCGCCCTTGCTGTGTTTCAGCAGGGAAAAGAACTTGACGACCATCGCCCCCGCAGCCTCATCGAACACCAGGCCGCGCTTCTTGCCGTGTTTCAAGTCGTGGACGTGACGCTCAACCGCCCGGCGTTCCAGATACCCCGCCCCCTCGTCACCAGATAGCACGCGGTCGATGTAGCCCTGAACCGCGTCTTTGATTTGGGAGTCGGTAAGCATTTATCCTTGATTCAACAGCGCGGCCAACTCATCCTTCTCTTGTTCCTTTGGGGCCGCGACCCTCGCCCGCGCCGCCGGGTCCAAACCGAAGTCAGAACCCAACTGGCGAATCACGTCCGTCGCTTTATCCAGTTTGATCGCCACAGGATGCCGACCCAGCGCGCCGGTGCGCTCGTTCTCAACCCAATAACCAACCGCCGCAATCGTCTTGCGGGCATCAACGTAATCAGCCACCGCGTCACAAAACCGCGCCAGCTTGATCTGATCCTGCATCGACAGAACGGCGGCGATGTGCTGGCAAAGGTATTCCCACGTCTGCAATGCGACAGGGTGATCCATCCACACGGGAGGATCGGGTACACTGGACGGTGCTTCATACGCGCCGTCGTGGCGGTCGGGACGATAAGCCCCGGTCAGCCTTAACTTTGCGGTCGGTGTTGGCTTGCGTCCTCTAGTCATTTCTTGAAACTTCCAATTTTGACAGTGCGATAATTTTGG